ATACAAACCATGCTTCCAATAGGGAACCCTTGGTTGGATTCAATGTATTCCTTTTCCAGCTGTTCCTTTTCGCCATTCAATTCTTTTAACTTTAAATCGATGGCATCTCTTTTGCTCAGAAATTCTTCCTTATTCATATTTTGATTGCTCTAATTGATTCTAACATACTTACCTGCTATATTACAAGTCCTTAATATCTCCGCATTATCCTCGCCAAAAGCGATTAAGATGGAACCACAACCGGGTGAATCTCCACGAGTCCCGTCCGGGCGAAAGAAACGAATCCTATTGCGCAAAAACTTCATCGCCGTTGCTTTTTCAAAAATGATGTCTTGAAACATCTTTGAACAACAGCGATTGAAAAGTAAAGCGATACCGTTTCCATGCTCTGCCATTCTGCTGATGAATTTTTCAATTAGAGGTCGGGAATAAGGTGGGTTTAGCCATACACGGCCTTTCCATTCCTGTTTTAACCCATCGACGTTTTTGTTATACATCACCTTAGCTGTTTGCCATAGTGGGTTGACCGGGGCACACGGATCTAAATCAAATTCACCCAACGCATCTATAATCTCCTTCGGTGTATACCATTCATCGGTAGCGCATGCTGACCGCTCAAATTGTGTATTCATACCTGATCTGTTTTACTCTAATTGATTTAAAATTTCTCTTTGAATAATATGCTTTGCACTGAAACCGAATAAACCTTTCTTTTGCTCGTGAAATTCCGCAATAGGTATTTCGTTAATGTAGTAATAGAAAGCTTCGTAGCCATCCGCAAAATTGCGAACAAGGAAACCATTTGGATGAGTGCTCATATACCTCTCAACGGCTACTATCATTCTACGAGCATAGCCGGGGAACATTTTAAATTCTAGCTGCATTTGCCTAGAATTGCAGAGCGGGCAACCTACGCAACCATGTCGAGAAAGGTTATATGGAGCATCGTAATATTTCGAATATGGCAAACCACGCTCTCTAATGTAATTCCAAACATCTTCTTCTGTCCATGTGAGGATAGGAAGAATATGCTTTGCGCCTTTCATCCATTTTCTTGTATCACACTGCTCCGGCTCATAATCTTTTCGATTCCTACTTTCGGCAGCTCTCATCCCTTCAATACTTCGCTTACCAATTCCATATCGCTCTTTCAATTCCTCGCAGCAGAACCGACGTAAACGAGATGGAAAACCTTTTTCCTCAATCAGCTTAAAAAAAGATTTCTTTGGATGAATTATCCTCACTTGCGGATAGTTTTTCTTTATAAAGCTAATCGTGCCCGGTGGATCTACTGTGGTGTTGGCGTAAATCGCATTATACTTAATGCCTGCACGCTCAGCAAGGTCAAGTATAACTACACTATCCTTACCTCCGGAGAATCCGAGTGATAGCAGATCGTCACGCTCCATACTACGAAGAAAGTCGATCGCTTGCTGCTCTTTCTTGTTCATTTCTTTCTCGGTTATTCGTTAATTGGCAGTTTCATAAAACACATCCACATGGTCTTTCCATGTCTTCCTGTAGTATGGCCGAAGAGTGGTTGCCGATTGATGGCACTCAATACTTCCCTAACTGTTATCTGATCCTCATTCCATTTGAAAATCAGAACTCCGTAGTCATCCAGAACACGAAAGCATTCATCAATTCCCTTTTTTATCACCCTTGGCCAATCTTCAGGAAGTTTACCATACTTCTTGGCTAACCAACTATTTTTACCAACCTTTAGCAAATGGGGTGGATCAAACACTACCAGTTTAAAGGATTTATCCAAAAACGGCATATCGGTAAAGTCCGATACGATGTCTGGGTGGACTTTCAGATTTCGGCCATCACAAAGAATGTATTCTTCGTCCCTAATGTCAGCAAACAAAGCCAAAGGGTTTTCTTTATCAAACCAACACATTCGGCTACCGCAACAGGCATCTAATATGATCTTTGTTCCAATCATTCTTATATTGTTTTTTTAATTAATTACTCCCGCTAAACCTCCTTAAGCTGTCCATTGACTAGCATATACCATGTGTCAGCCTTAACCTTTTCCCCGTCAACTTCAAACGCCTTGACCTCCTTAATCGGGTAGGTATTACCGTCCCATTCTCCACGTTCTGCGAGGACTATCCAGCAACCTATAGCTCCCTTAGCCTTACACCCGTATCCGGCAGCAAGAGCAATGCTATCCTTGCCGGTAGCTGATGCAGCACCTTGGTCGCCAGTGGCTGAAGCTGTACCTTGGTAGCCGGTGGCTGAAGCTGCA